TCATACAATTTATTTACTTGTATATTAGAAAATGATTTAATATCCAATATGAAAATGGATGTTTTTTTTAAATTCGCACCATTATTTGATCCAGTAAAATATACAACTGGTAAAATTAAAGAAATTTCTTATAAACATAGCATATTACCTAAATATAATAATGATAATATATATTCCTATATAAAAGACTATAATAATGTATCATATGTTGATAATTTTTTTACTTATTTAACTAGTTTACTATTAAATGAACATGGTTTTATAAATGGTATAAATTACTATGGATCATTTATTGCGTTAAAAAATAGTTTTAAATATAATGTATATGATGAATTAGATGTTGTAATAGCTAATACTGAATTTAAAAATAATATAAATAATATATTTACAATAGATAATTGTTTTAATATCTTATTAATAGAACTAAATGAAGAAAATAAAGAGAATAAAAAACAACCAATATCAATTATATCTAATACTAATTTAATTCTTGAAAATACTGAAATATCTGATAATTATATTGAATTAATTGACATTTCTGATAATTATGATAAAAATTCTATTTCAGATGAAATTGATGAATTTATTTTAGATAAAATTTCTAGTGAAGATGATAATATCAATAATGATGAGACCTTTAAATTACAAGGAGCAGATGATGATAGTTGCTCTTCTAGATCATCGAATACTGATTTTTATTATAATGAAGATGGTGAAAATGAACTTGATGATGATGATGACGATCATTATGACGATAATGATGATGATGATGATGATGATGATGATGAGAGTGAAGATGATGATGATAAAGAAATAAATATTTATATTAAAGATTATCCTGTAAATGTTATTGCTATGGAACCATTAGATGATACATTAGATAAATTAATGAATACAGAGGAACTAAATGAACATATATGGGCATCAATATTAATTCAAGTAGTATTTTCATTAATTTTATATCAAGATACATTTTCTTTTATACATAATGATTTACATACAAGTAATATAATGTATAAAAAAACAGATAAGGAATATATAAATTATTGTTACAATAATAAATATTATAAAGTTCCAACATATGGAAAAATTTGGAAAATAATAGATTTTGGTAGAAGTATTTATACAGTTAAGGGTGTAACATATTTTAGTAATTCATTTTCATTAGATGGGGATGCTTCAACGCAATATAATTGTGATCCTTATATTAACGAAAATAAAGCTATAGTTTTACCTAATAATAGTTTTGATTTATGTAGATTAGGTTGTTCATTATTTGATTATTTTTATGATGATATTAGTGAATTACATGATGATGATTTAGATGATATACAAAAATTAATTGCTGAATGGTGTACTGATGATAAAGGTAGAAATATTGTATATAAGAATAATGGTAATGAAAGATATCCTGATTTTAAATTATATAAAATGATCGCAAGACAGGTTCATAAACATATACCACATATACAATTAGAAAAAAATATTTTTAAACAATATGAAATATCAAAGAAACTAGTAAAGAAGTCAAAAATAATTAATCTTGATAATATAATAAAAAATTTTAAATCAGAATAATATATATATATGTCCGTATTTAACAGAAATAGATATATTGCATTAGTTTTAATGTTGATTATATCATTAATAGGTTGGTATACATTATTATTATTAACAAATGATTTTGATAGTGATGTATTACCTATGCCTAATGATGATCAAATAATAGGTTTAGTTATTGGATTATTTAGTACAGTAGTTTGGTGGTTTCAAAGATGTTATCAAATAAAAGTAAGAAGTTAGAAAATTTGTTGTATAGTAATTTTTTCTAATGTAACAGCGCTCCATTGTTCTATAATTTTTATTGATTTTGTAGTTTTATTATATGGAACAATTGCGGTATGTATAACATTAAAAGCATTTCCACTTGTTGGTGAAATTTCATGTACTCTTGTAGAATTATTTACATTATCAGTAATTAAAATATAAGATGTTTTATCTCCATTTCCAACTGTATCATTACTACCATATTTAATTGTTACAGTTCCACTATTACCTGGAAAATTTATTATTTCAATATATCCTATAATTTCACTACCATTCCAATATACTATACCGTTTGAATTTTCAACAGAATAATTATTAGGATTGTCAACAGCAACTGTTGATAAATTATGTGATAAATCTGTAGAGTTTAAGTAGCTGAATGCTGCTGTATTATCAGCATGATTTGTAAAATCATATACTATTTCTGGTATTTTTAGTGTTAATCTAGCAACATAGTCTTGATTTTCTACACTATTTGTACCTAATTTTACTCCTGTTGAGTCTAAGGCTACACCATTACTATCTGTAATTAAATCTGCTTTATATGTAAGTCTAAATTGTAAGACATCATTATGTCCAAAAGTAATAGGAATCCAAGGTAAATAAGTATTTGTAATAATATTTATTTGTCCACTAAAATTATTATTACTACTATCTTGGGATATAATGCTTAATGTATCTGGAGCATCAAATGGTACAGTAAATCTAATTTTTCTATAATTTGAATTTTCCCATGTAATTGGATACCCATCAGTTGTACTATAACTTACATCTGAATAAAATAGAGGCATTGTAACTTGTGTATAATCATCATCACTTGTATGAGTTGTATTAGCATTTAAATAAAATGATAAACCATCTTGATAATACATATCACTAATATTTTCAACAGGTAAATCAGGTGTAAATGATGTAGTAGATTCTACATCTAATAGTTTAATACTATTAATTAGAACTTGTGTGTCTGTTATATATGTGTTATAATAAATAAAATTATCAGCACTTCCAGCAAAATTTCTATATGCTCCAGAGAAGGCATCGCCTATATAATCTTTATGGTATCCAAAAATATGAGATTCACCAGGATTTTCATCATTATTAACTGTAAATGTTTTTACTTCTTCTATAAAAGATGTACCTTCAATTTTAATTAGTTTTAATTTATCTATTCCATTATATGATACAACTAATGTATGTAGATTACTTGTAGTAATAGTTCCAAATACTTCTGAGTTTGATATATTATTTTTGTATGTTTCTACAGCATAATATCCAAGATTATTAAATATCCCTGAAGGTTGTCGATAACCTGCTGTAAGTCTAAATTGTCCACTTGAAAGACCAGCTCCAAGTCTAATTAACCATTGATATCTATTAGGTTCATTAAATTGTATATTATGAAACACATAAGTTTGTTCTTCATTACTTGGTGGTATAGTCGCTACTTCATTTGTAAAGTTTAAAACGCCCCCCGAATTATTATAAGCAAAAGATATAGTACTAGTATCAATTTTAGATGTATAATCAATTGTATATAGTGATAATAGAAATTTGTTATCTCTAAAAATAGTATTTAGACTTCCATCATTATATATTGGAGGCTCACTACTTGTATCTGAATTATTTAATATAAAATCATATGTTAATCCTCTTACTAATGTAATTGTAGGGTTAATTTCACCATCAATTACACAATTAGAAGAATCATTTATAGTAACATTATGAGTTTGATAAGGATAGGCAATTTGATTATTTTCAATCATTGTATGTACTCTTTGTACAACTTCAGGGTCAGATGAATCAAGCATACTATTAACAATTTCTCTACTTACATTAGTAACATCATTATTAATATTTGATAATGGATTTTCAATAGTTCCAGCGTTATTAATTTTACTTACAATTTGATCTTTGATTTTAAATTCAGATTCATTCATAAAATATAAGGTAGAATATTGACCACGTGTGAAATTATCTTTCCAGTTTACTAATTGTGTCCAATTACTATTATCATTAGAGCCAAAAATAATTACTTCACTAGCATCAATTGAGTGATATCCTGACGGATTCGAATTCGAATGAGCATGTTTAGCATTAGTTGAATAACTAATGCCTGTTAATGTAGTTGATGAACCTAGTTTCCATTGTATCCATTCACCCTTTATACCATTTATTGATGCTTCTCCTTGATGTATACCATTTTCATCATATGTAACTTTTGTTAACCAACCTGGTTCAGTTGTGCTAGTAATATCATTATTAAATGCCCAAGCTGCTGGCCATTCTCCTGATGATGAAGAAAATCCAGATACAGGTAATTGACTTTCTCTATTTACATCGCTAAATACTTTAATTTCAGCTGCAGAGGCTCTCCATCCGTATCCAGTAGCAGAAACATTAGAAGCTTCAGGAGATCTTTCAGAAAATGTACTTGAAACATTTAGTCTGTAAACTAAAAGCCTATAATATTCATATGAACCAACAGGAAAAACATAATTTGGAGGATTTTTATCTAAATCAACATAATTTTGTACTAAATCATTTTCATTACTAAATATATCGGAATTATTATAACCACCAGTAATATTTTTAGCTAACCAGGCTGGACCAATAGTTTTTGTAGTTTTAGGTACACTATATGTTAATATATCTGATTTTACACAATCAGAAATAATACCTTCAGAAAATGAAATATCAGGCCAATATGATGATTCTGCTCTAAATGCCATATCTGCGTTATCAACAATATTACTATGAATAATTTTAACCCAATATATAGCAAATCCTCCCAAATTATTTGATTCTATTTTTAATTTGTCACCATCATTAAAAGAATATCTATATACTAATGGTTTAGTTCCAGTAGCCATATTTAAATTATTTGACCGTGCTGTTTGTAATGAATTATCTACATAAATTGATATACTACCTGCGGAATCTAATATTTCAGTATTTGATACTAGTAATCCATTTGAACTTATATTATTTGTACTAGTAGATGATGAAAATCCTAACCATTCTTTAGCAGTACCACCAATTTGAAAGTCATAGTTTAGTCGTGAAAATGTAAATTTATTAGATTGTTCATTATACACAGCTGAAATATAATTTGATGAAAGTAATGAATTAATTACTTCTTCAAGTTGTAAAACGGAATAATTTTTTTCTGGTATAGTAAATGTTTGTGTAGTATTAATAGGAATAGGATTTTCGGCTACACCTGAATAATTAGATGTTGTTACAATTTCTAATTCTATAGTATTATTTGATGAATCTACATTAAAATATTTTCTAGCCCGATTATTTGGTTTTATTTTAAGTTCAACATAACCACCATTTGTAGATGTAGTATTTAATGTATATTCAATATATCCTGTTCCAGTATTTGTAGAATTAGTAAAAGCAAATGCGCCATATAAATATGAATAAGGATCTGATATAATTGAATTAGATATATCTTGCCAATAATAGGCGCTATCATCATATCCAGAGGGTGTTTCACCATTAAATAAAATAGTATCACTAGTATTAAATGAAATTTTACTATCTGCTTGACTATAATTTAATAATGGTACATTTGTTGTTTTGCCATAATCATTACTGAAATCTAAAACATATACTGGAAAAATTAATGTAGATTCATCTGGATGTGTTGTACTAAAAAAAAACACCCCACTTAAATCTACAGTATTCATGGAGAGATCTAAAAAATACGACGCAGTTATTGATGGAGCAGTATATTGTGGATATTCTGGATGTTCTGTTAGTTGTACATTTGTATCTAAACCTGTTAATGTAAATACAACCATATTATTATTTTATATTATTTACCTACATAATATAAAATACAAAAAAAAATGATATTATTAGAAATAATTAATATATTTTTCTAATGTTAATAAACCAGGTTTTTCTATATTTAAATTTTTGTCACCAATTTGTTTTTTAACAAAGTGTTTATTTTTCAATAAATCAAATGTTTCTGGTATAGAATTTTTATCAGCATCAGGTAAATTATAAATATCTATAATAGCATCTGATATTTTTTTACTTTTAGATATTATATGATATTTATGTGGTTTATTTATTTGAGGTGATGAAGTAATAATAAATACATATTTGTTATTTTCACTTAATGTTAAAGGTAATAACATTTTATTATTTTCTTTTAATCCTTTAGGGTTAGTAGATAATAGTATAATAGGAATATTATATTTTATACATAATATCCATAAATCTATATTAGAAATATAGAAATCAGGCATATTTATTAATGTAGAAATATCTATTCCATTTATTAAATTTTTAACAAAGTCAGTTTTATTATTTAAGTTTAGTACATCATAAAGCTGTTTATTATATTTTAAATAATTAGTATTATATTCATATATAAGATCATTTTTAATATCATCAATTGTTTTTGATTCTTTTTTAAATATTTTTAGTATATCAAAAATCATACTGAAACCACAGTTGAATATATCATTATAAATTATTTCATAATATTTTGATGGAAATAATGAACTAAATTTATTTCCACCTAAAAATTTACTAGTAATACAATTATTATCATGATATTCATATATATTTTCTTGATTTCTTAATAATTTAATAGTATTATTATATTTTGTATTATTTTTAAAATAATTTTGATTATCACTAACATTATTTATTGTGTATTTTTTTGTAGAAACAGATTTGATATTATCAAAATATGTTGAATTTAACTCACTATCTAGTAATATTAATTCATTATCATTTAATTTTAAATCTTCCTTTGGTAAATGTATTTGACTTGTTGGTTCAAGTAAATAATCATTGAAATTTTTATATCTAACTAACTCATCAGAAATTCTTAATAAATAGTTTTTACTATTATCTGATTGATCTATTAAATTATTTTGAGGAATTAAAAATCTATTTTTAGAATCACATAAGTTATTTTGAATTCCTTCTTTACATAAATTGATAGTTTTAATATTTGATATTGTATTATTATTAAATTTTATAAATTTAACATGTTTCATTAATAAATTTTTTAAAATTTTAACAATTTCATCTATTTTTTCTTGATAATTTTTATTTGTTTCTAATATATTAATTATTTCTGTTCTATTTTTAATATTTTTTATATCTCTTAATAATTTTCTAGTTAATAATCTAAATTTAAATAAAAATAAATATTCTAGATTAATAGAATTAATTTTATCATTAAATATATTTGTTTTAATATTTTGAGTATATATTTGTTTATCTATATAGTTTTCATTATACGATTCTATTATTGGATATGGATCATCAAAAATTAATACTGGTGGATTAATTTGTACAAACTGCCTAGTTTCTGTATAAATACCAATAATATATTTATTTTCTGATATTTTATATAATGGTTTACATGTTATAAGTGGATTTAATTTATTAATAAGTTTTAAAAATGTAATTGTATTATCATATGTCTCCCATATGTCAGGATCATCAACAAATTTATATGTATTTTTATCTAATATTATATTTGAAGGATAACATGGTATAAAACCTGATAATTCAACACTATCATTTATTATAGAAATTTTAATACCAACGCATTTGCTATCATAATTGATAACATAGTATATTAATTTATATTTTATACTAGTTAGTTGTTTAATTAGAAAATCTAGATTATTATTTTCTATGAATTTATATTTGTTAGGAATAGAAGGCATATTAAATGGATTACATTTATCATAAAGATATTTTTTGATTTCTTTTATAATTTCAGTTATTTGTATAGGAATCATTTTATTTTCCTCATCAAAAATAGTTTTAATCTTGATATCTGTTTTATTTATTTTATTATATATAATAAGAGGTTCATATATATCATAGTTTTTTATCATTATAATAGACTTTTTATTACTGAAATAAAAACTTTTATTATATTGGTTTGATGGACAGATGATTTCTATTTTATTTGTAGAATCATTATTAGTATTTTCTAATATAATAAGATTTATACCGTCAGGAAATAATTTATCATTTGGTAAACATATGATATCCCATAAATATGTATAATCAATTACGGAGATATCATTTTTTAAAAAATTTATAAAATTTTCATACGATTTTGTGACAAATAATAAAAAATCTTCATTATTTTTACCAATTTTTTCATAAAATACTGATTTTTTTATACTACTATTTATTTCTTGTTTAGTTTTTTTATTAATTTCCTCTTTTTCATATTCATCGCTTAATTTTAAATCTATCTTTTTTTTTAATTTACGAATTATTTTAAGTTTATACATATTTGGAACATAAGATTTATTAAAGATTTGTATTAATGTACCATTTTGTAAGCTGAGAAATTTATCTATAGTTATTATATTTATTATTAAATCTATCATTTGATTTATTGACAAATTTTTATTAAATTCATGATTATATATTCTAGTTAAGGATGATATAAATGATTTATTTTCACTAACTTCTACACCCCATCTTAATAAACATGGTGTATTAGTTTTTATATTTTTTAAATTTTCTGAGCTAAAACATTTATTACTATCAAAATTAAAGAAATATTGATATTGAATAGGTAAATCTCCCCATCTACCATCGGGAATTCTTTTAAATATTTTTGAACTTGTAATTATATATTCATCTATATCAATTCGAGATCTTTTTGCTGACTTCTCAGTATCTTCAGTATCAGATTTATCTTCAGATATACAATCTTTTATTTTTTGTACCATCTCATCTTTTGTTATGAGCTCTTTATTATCTAAGTGTCCACACCTTTTTCTTTCAATTTGATCTTCTAGATGAACTCCAGTAATTCCAAAT